AACAACCTATTTCTACATATGTTATTTTTTGATCTTCTGGGTAAGAATCTAAAATATCATATAAAAGATGATGGTGATGATGTATAGTTGGTACTTCTTTTGAAAGTCTCCTTACTATATTTAAAGATTTTTCTGTTGGTAACATTTAATAATTACTCCTTTATTTGTTTATTTTGGTATATTGGAAAAACAGATAAATCAGGATAAGGCAATTCTTTGTCTTTATTTACTTTAGATTTGCCTGTCAATGGATCAAAGAACTGTCCCATAAGCAAAACACCCAAAGAAGCTTTTGCAGGTTCCATGTAGAAGTTCCAACCCAACATATCAAAAGTATCTGTATGATATGAACACTCCCTTCTACCTGAGAATCTTGCTCTTTTAAACCACAACATAGCTTGATAATCATCGGTCAATATTGCTCCGCCCTTTCCTAACTTTAGATGTTTGTAAGGACCTGTAAAAGAAAGACACATGAAAGTATTTGGAACATACATATTGGAAGTAAATCTTAAAGCACTATCAATTGTTCTTGTTCCTTTTAATGGATAAGCTCCTTTCAATGTTGTGCCTAATACGGGTGTGAACTTAACAATGCCTCCTGCGTGTATGATAGCATTTGGTACAGAAGGATACGTTCTACTCGGAATTGTTATTTCTTTTCCTTTTATATTCTCATACATTAAACAAAGGAACAAAGCATTACTTTGATTATCTATAGCAATCGCATGTGGAGAACCTGTGTATTTGCATAACAAATTTTCAAAATCTTCTGTTACTTTGTAAATACCTTCAGCCATAACAATTCTCCTATTAGATGTTATACCAGTTTACAGATTTCTCTTCCTTATGTCGAAGTATCTTTGCAGGATTTCCTACAACTACAACATTATCAGGAACATCTTTGACAACAACAGCACCACCGCCAATAGTGACATTATCTCCTATATGAGTATTTGGTTTTATAGTAACACCTGAACCAATTACACAATCTTTGCCAATATGAACATCTCCTCCTATATTAACTCTTGAAAAGATAGTGGTATAATCACCAATAGTCACATCATGACCTATATCAGAACGAGTGTTTATCCACACAAAATCTCCTATTACTATGTTTACAGTAATATAATTATATGGTTGAGCAATGATTGTACCTTTTCCTATTTCAACAAATTTTGAAATAATGGAATCTTTGTTTAGAATAATAGGAAAATAAATATCTTTATTTTCCGATAATTGTTTAACCAATTGTCTTTTTACTCTAGGCACATTCACAATGCAGATGGCTACATTACCTTTATAATTCTGTAAATAATCAATACCACCTAAAACAGGCACACCATTTACTATGGCACCAACTTCTTTTGTGTCATCAACAAAACCTTCCACACACCATTTAAGATCCTCAATCAAACAATTCGCCAATTCTCTACCAGCACCACCTGATCCAAAAAGAATCACTTTTTTCATGTCCATGATTATACATCTCCTTTGTTTAACTACTTTTTAACAATAGGTTTCGGTTTAACAATTGGTTTAGGAGCCGTTGCATCTTCTTGTCTTTTCTTAACTCCTTGTTGATCTAATTGCTCTCCAGCAATATCAACATCAGGAACTAATTTGGGATAACGAGCATTTTCTGTTTCCGTGATCAAACGTAATTTACGATAATTACCAAATCCTAATTTCTTGGCAATCTCATTATTAGGTATTCCTAAAGTATCATTCAAAGAACCATGTTTGACACCAAGATAAGCTCTTGCTCTTGCTTCAGCATCAGTTACTTCCGATACAGGGAATGTTATATCTATAAGTTTTTCCGGTTTTATTTTTACTTTTTTGAAAATAGGTTTTTGATTATCATCAAAATCTACTGCCATTTTTATTGGAAAAGTTTCCGACATTTTTCCCATTTTTGATTTTAAAAAGAACACTGCACGATAAAATTCCCATCTAAGGAATTTTTCGAAATAAGAAATTTCATCGGAAGTCCTATCTGACATAGGTCCTCTGGAAGCCTTCACAGAAGCAAAAGTGCCTTTAGATTGTCCAGTGGACACATCCTCAGGTTCATTCAAACCACTTGTAACCATATGCAAAATGTCTGTATCACCTTCACTGATAGACGGTAACTTAGGATTAGTTGCTGTCAATGTCATACCAGGAGGAAGTATCAAAGTAGAACCAGGTGTTTTCTTTGCCATGATTCCTGTCTTTCTTCTTTCTTCATCGGTCAAAGATAACCAGTTTCTGAATGCTTTAGGATCTTCCATTGTGACTACCCACAAATAAGCACCAGCAGACTTCTTATGATCTATTTCATATTTCTTCAATGTTTCATATTGGTTTAACCATTCAAGAATAGTTCTAAGATAGGATATGTTTCTGCGGGTAATAAATGATCTATCCCAAGATACGATGAATCTTTTGAATTTGCCTAATTTAGAATACTTAGCACCTCCTTCTGAATCTTTAAGAAGGTTTCTTTTGAAACCAGGTATTCCATCAGCCACTTTCATCAAATCAGGATAGTATGCAATTGATATGGACGGAACAAGCATTGTTCTTTCTGTATTACTTCCAGTATCGGAAGCTACATAATAGAATAAAGGGAATGTTGCTTTGGAGGGATGGTAAATAACACCGTCATTATCACCACCTTTGATATTAGAAGGATCTAAAAAGTCCACTTCTACAAAACCATCAGGATGTACTGTAAGACAAAGGAATAGTTCTCCTTCTATTATTGCTCTACCTACGAATTTAGACCAAAATGAATATAAACGATTTCTCGGATCTAATTCAGTATCTTCAACGGCATCTTGTATCTCTTGGATTTCCGAAGTTATCTCAAAACCCATTCCAGTCAAACGTCCTACTTGACCACGAACTGCTGTACCTACATGAGGATTTGTATTGAACTTATCCCAACAAGTTTGCTGCAAATACTCCCGATCTTGTACAGATCCTCCTGAAGAAGATGATAAAGCAAAACCGTCAGCATCTTTGGACCCACCTTCACCTGAATCTTCTGCTCCTTGCTGCCAAGGCATACTCATTTGTAAACATCTCAAATCATCATCATTTAATTTTGATAAGGCTAAAGCAGCCCCACTAACATCTTTTTGTTTTTTCATAACTATCCCTTTCTTTTATTCAGGAAAATTTAATCTAGCAAATTCTCCAAACAATTCTTTAGCTTTCTTATCCCAACACCTTGCTGCTTCTTCTTCACAATCAAAATAACCTAAGTAATAAACTTTACTTTTATATTGAATCTGAACTCTCCAACGTCTTTCGGCATTCCATAACACACCTCTATATTTGGAAGTTTTATTTGTTTGTTGTGTCATTTGATTTAATACATTTTGTAATCGGGTGCAATTTCTTAAATTATGTTTCTGATTATTAAGACCATCACCATCTTTATGATCCACTTCTAATTCTCTTGGAGTTTTCATAATTAATCGGTGCATACGAATACCAGGGTGGGTTACAGCATAAAAACATTGTCTTTTACCATCTTTTCTTTTTCTTGTTACGGCACACCATTTATATTTGTTAAGATATTCATAATCCTCAGCATCAACTAAAGCAAATTTACCTTGAGTTAATGGTATTTTCATACTTTTCATGTCTTTCAGTATAGAAACAGCATCTTTTACGGTATTTTTCACAAAACCACCTAAATTTCTTTAATTTATTATCTATCATACATCAAAAGGAAGAAAATGTAAATAATTTATCTAAAATTAGCTTGCTTTTGCCTCTAAAATCATGGTCCCAAAGTAAGATTCTTTACGTCTTTCTCTAAAATCATTGACATTTAACTCTCTTCCACCATAAATACACCAAGCAACTGAGAACATACTATCATCTTGGATACCATCTTTATCACCCTTTTCAGGTGAACCAAACCACTTTTTATCAGGATCATGGAAGAAAACAGATGCTTCCTCTCTGAACAGGTCAATTTCTTTAACTCCCATAACACCCATAGGAGGGCATTTAAACCGACAACCTGAACATACTATATAAAGTTCACTGAATGCCCCACGCTGTTTTTCATATGTAGGAAAGACTGTTTCAAAGGGAATATCACTCTCTTCACACCAAGGAACCAAATCCCAGATGCCCCAACGCTCTCCACATAACTTGTCAATCCCTCCAAACTCGTTATGACACTCAAGGATGACAGATTTCAAAGACTCCAAACTATGATCTTCAATATTAGCAAAGTGAAGCATTACATAAATATAATTGGGAACTTTCTGATCATCAGCAATAAATGGTCTAGAACCACTTCCTGGCAATCCTTTAGCCATACAAGTGAATATTGTCTTTGCACCACGATTTGTTATCTTCAAAGGATCCGCTCTATCTATTGAACCCAATATAGCCCACTTGGTATCAAACAAGTTACCTAACCTCTCAAGTGTTTCTAATCCTGCCATCTTAGGTAAACCGTTTGCATCTCTCAAAGTGTAGTAATTCTCCAAAGGCAACAAACGTCTGTTTACATCTTCAATGGTCAATCGGTTCTGTTCCAATACAGAATCCATTATACCATGTTTTGTAAAAGACTTGATATCCTCTTCAGCAAGGATCTTTGCCCCAACAGCTTTCATTAGTTCAACATTGTTACCAACAGATTTGTCAATACCAATATACTTCATTGCTTCAAGCATCTCAGGTGTAAATATCTTCTGGGAAGAAGAACTCCACACATTGAGGAAGTATCGTTCAAAGTCTCCTAAAGGAAACTTGGCTCGGTAATCATCTAACTGGGATTGTGTCATGTTGGGATTCCAGTAATCGTTGGCATTACCTTCTTTACTGAACCGATAATCAAAATAGATTGTCTTGCTTGTTCTACCGACAAAGCTTTCAAACAGTTTATAAAGGATGTGTGTTTTAGCGGAAACGGTGCTGTCAATAACACCAATAGCATTTGGTATGTTACGAATAGATCCGTCAAGTTGAACAAAGAACTTTGGGTTTTTCATGTCGAAGATTTCAGAAAAGGAATAACCAGTGATGTTAGAAACAATGCCACTGAAAGATGAAATTGCTCTGATAATAGAAACATCATTACCTTTATCATCTGTTATTCTTATCTTCTTTTCAAGGATGTTGCGTTTTCCCACAGCTTCAAGCAGATTCGGGCTGTTCAACACTATGTCCCTCATAATATCGAAATGGACAAAGGTAACCTGATCCTTGGAATTAGCTCCAAGAACGATCTGCTGCCGAGACCAGTTAAAGAACTTCCACAACTGAATCAGGCAAACAAACAAAGATTTACCTTCACCACGTGGCCAGCACAATACGATAAGTCGGTAGATAAACTTACCATCAAGCATTCGCAAACCACCACGAGCCACTTCTTTCTGTTGTTCCCAGATGTACTTGTAAGATCGACCAGTCTCAGGGTTAGGTGTGTCTGGCAATTCACCGAGAGGACACCAAACAGCCATGGTAGAACCAAATGGATAAATAGGTATAGATACGTTTTCCTCACACCACTTGATAAATCCTTCAGGTCCATCGGTATAAGAATCAGGTTCATAAATTTCATAAGGTGGCAAAGCATCAGGATCAATAGCCCGAACAATATTCTCTTCTTTAAACAAGTCTTTGATGGTAATTTTCTTCTTAATGGCAGGCAGTATTTTCCGAGTATTCTTAATAATCTTCTTTAATATCATCGGATTACTCCTTTCCTAGAAGAACCTTCTTGACTGATTCTTTGATAGAACTCAGGATCTCCATGCTCCATACTTTTCTTCTTAACAATGTTCGTTTTGCCGTCGGCTTTCATCAACCGCACTTTCTCTCCAAACTCAAAGGATACATCCAAAGCTTTCCACATCATATTGATGGTTGTGAGAGTAGCACGGATTTCCTTATAGACAGGATGAATAGAAACAGACATACCTTGCAAGACTGGTGTAGCAAGAGATAATTCAACTATTTGCAGTCGAATTAAGTGCACATACAGAGGCACAATTTCGGTACCGATCTTAAATAGCAATGATTCATCTAAGTAAGAATATGTGCCGAGAATTGCGTTGTATAGAGCGGTTATATATTGCACTTGAACAGCACATTTGCCACGGTGAAGGTATTTGCATTGATTTACAACAGGACAGTCAAGATTGGTGCATTCTCTTATACCATCCCAAGCATACATGGAGATGTCTTTCCGTACCAACCCTTTGTCTAACTCTAAATTGCCTATCTTTGTTTCATCTAAATTCATATAAATATCCTTTCTTCTTTAGATTGCGTTTATCCTTTCTTATAGCAGAAGCATGTTAAAGTGTCAAGCTTGTCTAATTTAGAGAGGTGTACCGCGTTTATGAGAGGAATACGTCTATTGATTCTCTATACAGTATCAGATATTGTTATTGATTCATTGGATGTTCAATTTGACTAATTTTTCGGGAAAAAATTTATGGTGAGGTCCTCGTCCTGCTGCACATAAAAAAGTGACAAGATAAAGCTTGACGCACTTTATCTTGTCACTAATTTTTATTTGTTTAATATCATGTTACGTTTCTGAATGCGTGACACGCTGTCATGTTTCTTGTGTCGTTTAATGCGTTTCAATGCTTCTTTATCATTAGTACACAATGATAATGATACAAGCTTGTCAATTGTATCATTGACGTCAAGCTTTGCACGAATGCAAGCGTCAATACAGCTCGCTTGTGTATGACACTCATTTATTACTCGCTCGTCAATCTTACTCAACTTGAATGATTTGCAAGCAACTTTCATACGCTTGTTGATTGTACTGACAATGACTTTGCACTCTTTTTTAGTCAACAAGTTAATGACTTCATTCTTAACTACTTCGTTCTTAACTACTTCGTTTGTCGTTTCAATGTTATTCATGTTTTTCTCTTTTCTCTTTTTATAGTCTTATAGTGACTTTATTTATCATGACTTTATTATCATGATGATTATACATAAAGCATCATTAAAGCATTGTCAAGCTTTTTTTATATTTATTTTATCTTTTTTTTATATTTATTTTATATTTTCTATCTTATTAATATTATTACGTTTTTATTGCCGACGCATTTAACTATGCGTTTTTATTATCTTTTTGCTTTTTGACACAACTGACCGCCCATCGGTCGGTCGGACTCCATCTATTACATATACATACATACATGTCCCGTAGGTCGGCAATTCAAAATAATCCAGATCAGCAGCGGAGTTGTGAGTCCGCTGGTAGGAGATTACCTACCATAGGTAGGCAAACCAAACTTCAGATCGGGCTTTCAAATAAATCCAGATCGGGAATCAAAAACAATCCGATACAAACAAGGATAAGTTGTTTCTGTAGTAGTAAGAGATAAGTCATATCCTTATCATAAAACCTTATTAATCAAGGTTTAATCTTATCATTTATTATATACAAGAAAAGATAAGCATTGCAGAAAGGAATCGGATGCCGAGCTTTTAAACTATCTATATTCTATATACAAACAACAAGGAACAATTATTGACTATTTCCAAAGATTTGTGTTATATTCCTATTGTAAATACAATTAGTAGGAATGAATCCATGGAACAGTCAATCTATATAAAAGAAGGAGTTTATAAAGAGAGTAGTTGCCACCAACCGCAGGTAGGTCTTGCTAAACCTATCCAATATTGTTTACCGATAAACAATGATCTGATTGCAAGACCGATGAACTGGAGGATTTGTACAAGGCAATGGTTATGCGGGTGTGGAGGAGGCACCTACCCAACCTTTCCAACCATTTATAATACACATATAAAACCATTAACAATCAATAAACCCATCACCAACAAACAACACATAACCCTCTCCAACAACCTCTTCCATTACTACTTCTTTACTACTCATTCTTATATACAAAATTATATTACCTATTATCCTTGGCACTACTTTATTACTCACTTTATCTACTCTCATTTACACTCCTTTATTATTTATAGTTGGTACAGGATTATTGGTTCTTTATTGTATTCTCTCGTTTTTTCCGTTGCTTCTTTCTTACCATTACTATTACTTAGGCAATTGTTTTGCTTTTGTACCATGGTATTCAGAAACTATTGGTTAAGAAAACCATGGTTAGAATTTCCTTATACAAGAAATATCTATTAACGGTTATATTCTTTATCAATTATCGGCAGAAAACCATCAGGAAATTGTTTTTATAGGAAATTCTATTCCTTGTTTTGCTAGGAACTGTTTGATTTGCTTATGAATCATTTTTTAATCTTTTTTCTTGACAAAATTGCTAGGTTTCTTTATAGTTTAGTCAAGTTTAAAAGATAGTGAGTCTGCTTCACCGAGACTTGAGACATTAACCCGAGAACATCGTTTCTCCTTCAGAAGCTTGAAGTAACCGCTCTTGCAGCATAGCACTGTTAACCTCACCAAATGTCAGTGCGTTTCACATGACCGAAAATCGACTGCAATTATCAAGGGCAGGCTAAAAAACGATCAGATCACCGGATTAGAAGTCAGAAACAAGTCTTTAGGAACATCTTGAAGAACTGATTAACTTGGACATGCTTCTACTCTTACCACTCCTAAGCAGACATTGCGAAAAGGTCTAGTCAGATCGTAGTCGGTAAAGGCTACTATACAATGAGCAAAAGGTTTATCACCAAATCGTCGAATCTGTTAATTGGTTACTGAATAGCTTGATTGCCTAAAGCACTCTCTTTCTTTTCTCCCGGCTATGGTTATTACAATCATAGCTGTGAAGGTTGGTAACTGAGAAATTGGTTACCAACCTTCTTTT